CTGCTTGTTAACTGGGATAACGGAAGCGGTCTTAGTGTAATTTATGGAATTGACAAAGTACGCAAACTGCACACGGCAAAAACTATCTGTGATAATGAAAAATAAACACATATCTCACTGATGATAAGATTGTCAGTGAGATTTTTTATACTCGTCATTTCTATATATAGAATATTCATCTCATAAATACACAATATATCGAGTGTATCTTTGTGTAGTAATCGTATTGCTATTACTCCGTAATGACGGTAATATACAGTCACCAAAAGGCAAAGAAAAGCCTAAAGCAACGGAGGACATTATGAATACAAAGACAGCAAGACAGATTGAGGAAATGAAAAAGCAGACAATCGGCGTTGAGGTTGAGATGAACAACATCACAAGGAACAAAGCCGCAAAAATCGCAGCCAAGTTCTTCGGCACAGGCAGATTTGAAAACACAGCCGACAGAAACAGCTACTGCACTTGGTCAGCATATGACGAGCAAGGCAGAGAGTGGAAATTCCAAAAGGATGTCAGCATCACAGGACCCGACAGCGAGAAGTGCGAAATGGTTACACCAATCCTTACCTACGCAGACATTGAAACCTTGCAGGAGCTTGTAAGACGATTAAGAAAAGCCGGAGCAAAGAGCGACTCAACAAGGGGTTGCGGAGTACACATTCACATCGGAGCAAAAGGTCACACAGCACAAACCCTTAGAAACCTTGCAAACATTATGGCAAGCCACGAACAGCTTTTAATTGACTCTTTGAACCTTGACGAGGTCAGAGTAAGAAGATACTGCAGAACGGTTGACATAAGATTTTTAGAGCAGGTCAACAGAAGAAAGCCGAAAACAATGTCGGAGCTTGCCGATGTATGGTACAAAAGCCACAATGAAAACTACGGCAGAAATCGCCACTACAACGACAGCCGATACCATATGCTAAACCTACACGCAACCTTTACAAAGGGAACGGTTGAGTTCAGACTTTTCCAATTTGACAAGCCCGCAAACGGCAAGCAGAACGGACTTCACGCAGGACAGCTAAAAAGCTACATTCAGCTTTGCTTGGCACTCAGCCAAATGGCAAAGGAAGTTAAGTCGGCAAGTGCAAAACCTCAGCAAACAGAAAATCCAAAATACGCAATGAGAACTTGGCTTTTGCGACTTGGCTTTATCGGTGACGAGTTCAAGACAGCGAGAGATGTGTTCACAAACAGACTTTCGGGCGACACGGCTTTTAGGAACGGCAGAGTTGCTTGAAGTGATTAGGTTAAATACCCCACTGACCGCTTTGGCGGTCTTAAGGTGGTAGAAGAACATATCTTCGGAAAGGATTGATTTTATGAAAAGGTTATACATAGCCTACGGAAGTAACCTGAATGTAAGGCAGATGAAAACGAGATGTCCGAACGCAAAAATTCTCGGTACGGCAAAGCTGAAAGGCTGGGAGTTGCTTTTCAAAGGTAGTAAGTCAGGTTCGTACCTTACCATTGAGAAAAAAGAAAACGGCATTGTGCCTGTGGTAATCTGGGAGGTAAGCGAATCCGATGAAAAAGCACTCGACCGTTATGAAGGCTATCCGACCTTCTACTACAAGAAGGATATCAAGGTGCAATACAAGGGCATCAGAACAGGCAATCGCAGAACGGTTACCGCCTTCGCCTACATTATGCACGAGGAAAGGCAAATCGGTGTACCAAGCCTTTTCTACCTCAACACCTGCCTTGACGGTTACGATACCTTTTATTTTGACAAGCAGATACTACTTAATGCCTATCACAAGTCAAAGGAGCTGTACGAAAATGACCGATAACCTTGTTCAGTTACGCACCTGTCCCCGTTGTGGCGGGGTTTATTCCGGACACGGTGCAGTTTCAAGGGCAGACAACCTAACCATCATCTGCCCCGACTGTGGCACACGAGAGGCCC